TGTAATCCATATAAATGGAGACAACGGCTTTCTATCATGCTTACTTATCATCCCATATCTCCATCCATATGGTAACGGCTCGCCTGAAGAAATTACCTTATTAACAATTCCGTTTGTAATTCTTTTCTTTCCGCTCATTGGATTAACACCTCCATTGGCATAAAAATCCTTGACTTTATTAGATAAATCTTGCTTCATTTTTATCTGTCCAGTGATTACCATAGTTTGGATTTTTATCGCCAACGTACATACCTATTTTTTGCTTAGATGCTTTTTGCTTCATTTCATCTGTCCATCTATGTCCGTAATTTGGATTTTTCTCACCCCTTATAATATCACCGCTCCATAAATCTCTCAACTTCTTTTTAAAGGCAATACCTTCATCTGATTTATAAAAATCAATCCACCATTTTGAAATCGCCTTTCTAACATTTGGGTCATTAGTAGGACTTCCTGAGCCGAATTTGTTAGCGGTGCCCCAAAGAATATTGCAACCGCCTAAACCCAATGAATAATGCGCCTTATATTTCTTAATAAAGTGTTCTTCAAGAACATCTAATGCTTTTTGAGAAATACCATCTTTTGCATACAAGACTTCTCGGTGAATAAAGTTGCGCCAATTCTTCCCCCTGCATTCCCCCTTAATTTATTCAGATAGCTGTTCCATAAAGTACCGCTTCCAGTGTAATAAGATTTTCCTTTTTTGCGTAAAAAATTCTCAACGCTAATTTTCTCCCAATGCTGACCAATATAATATGGTCTTATATCAACCTTTCCATAAATAATGGTGAATTTATAAATTATTCCAATCATAATGATATTGACATTGATTTATTACCTAATATATTAACATCTACTTCACAATCGCTTTTACATCAATGTCTAAACTATTCCAATCAACGTCATTAGATGCTTCAATAAATCCACCACCAACAAGCGGCACTCTATCGCCATCTGAGAACTTATATTCAGAACCATCCTCCATCGTCAGTGTATAACTATGGTGAGCACCCACACGCGCAAGATTCAAGAAACGCTCAAAATACAAACCCAACGGAATCGGGTCAACTTGAGTAATATCCATGCAATACGCTACTAAAGAACCGCAAACCGAACCACGCCCTGGTCCAACCATATACCCTTGTTCCCTGCACCATTTAATAATATCCCAAAGAATAAGCAAATAACTACAAAGGTCGTTTGGTACTATTATTGAGCACTCAAACTCTATACGCTTCATATATTCATCCATCTTATCATCTGGAATCTTACCAACAAGTTTTTCTTGTATTCCCTTTTGAAGAATATCGAAAAATAAACCCTCTGGGTCATCAACTTCAAACTTAGGAATCTTGCGTTCAGAATTATTTATGGAAAATTTGCATTTCTCTGCAATAACATTAGTATTCTTAATTCCCTCAACTATTGCCTCAAATAACGGCTCTACGTCATCAAGCCATTCATCGTAACTCGCAAGCGTATCTCCAACACTTTTGAAAAATTGATTCTTTGCTTCAGGTGCCGCCTTTCCAGTAACTTTATTAAGCATCGCCTTTAGGTCATGCTCTTCTTCATCAAGATAATAAGCATCATTGATGGTTATCGGTTTCAACTTTGACCTATAATTACAAAGATAGGTATCAATGTTCTTTAGATGCTTTTTAAATAAAGTTGAAGAAACATATTCCAATGTATCAATTTGATAATATACGTCATCAAAAACCTCTTTATAAAGTTTTATCAACCTACGTCCTGACTTAACATCGCTACTAATATGATTAAAAACGCTTGTAGGTGGTATTACTGCTATCAACCCTCCAGCGTACTGGTAAAGTATCTCATCTGGAATAAAACCCTTGTAGGTGACGTTTATTTCCTTATTTATCTGAAGCAGGTTGAACCAACCATCCCGATTCTCTACATAAAGTTTCAATTCAAACGTTTCGGGCAGGTCTTTACTTTTCGGGTCATAATCCTTTGCAACAACAACAGTCTCTCCGATAATAGGCTGCAACTTATATTTATCGCAAGCCTCCTGAAAGGCTAACGTACCAGCAAGAGTATTTTTATCAGCAAGTCCTAATGCCTTATGGCCAAGAAACGCTGCTTTCTTAGCCCATAACTTATCGTTACCAGAACCATTCATCATTTCATACTCATCGTGTACTCCAAGATGAACAAATGGTATAACTTCTTCTTCAGCGCATTTACCCAAATACTTGAAATCGTTGAACTCAGGTTTGTAAATAATCTCGTTGTATTTACTCCTATCTTGCTTTAATGGAGTGTAATAAAATTTACCGCCAAACTCAAAAAGAATATAATCAACCTGCTTTTCATCGCAAATGTTAAATTCTTCATCAGTCATAACCAATCCCATATCCTCGTCAATAATATTCCCGTCAAACGGATGAATGAAAAGGAACTTACCAACGCCATCAATAGAAATAATATCGGAATCCCCCTGAGTTGACTCCGATATTATCATTTTGTTTTCTTCTACCCAATTGAGCAGATTTTCAGTAATCATAACGTTCCGATTGGTTGGTTATCATAATCAGAAATTTTACCAGCAAAGAAATTACGCGCAAGAATACCAATATCCCACTTGGCGAACTCACCGTCATCAAGACATTCTTCAATTGCTACTAAAGCCATCTTTGCTTCTTTCTCCTTATCGGCTTCAGGCTCCGCAATCCCTCTCTTATAAATCAAGTATATCTCCAGCAGACGATAAACCTTGCTAAACCACTTAGAACGCTTGAGAACGAACTCTAACTCATCGGCTCGTACATCTTTACCATTAGCAACCGAAATAAGGTTAGCAATGATTCTTTCTATCATTACATCAACCTCTCTCAAACGATTGGCTGGAACCTCGTTATCGAAATCGAAATCCATTGGAATTTCATGAACTCCGTCAATATCGTAAATCGTTTCAGTATTGCCAGCCTTATAATTCAATTGCATATTAGCGGCAATAGTATTCCAATCGTACACATGCAGGCTCTGAGAGTTATGCGTTTGGTTTCCTAACTTAATATCAAGAACATTAGCAATAATCTCGCTGAGAAATCCGAATTGGAAAATATTGGTAGGCAATCCCCAGTGTAAATCATTACTACGATTCTGAATGGTTGTATAAAGTTTTCCGTTACGAATCTTCATCATCACGCAATCGTTACAAGGAATATCTCTACTATTAGTACCAAGGTCAAAATCAGGATTCCAAATCATCATAACAACCTGACGGCTATTAAAGTTATTTTGGAAAATTTTTACGGCATCACTAACCTGGTCATAACCCTGAGCGGCATGCATATTCTCTTCAACAAATCTATCCTCAGAACGGACACCCCAATGGCGCAATCGGAATCCATATGGAGCGTGAAATACATTACCATCATCTGAGAAATCAGCCATCCTCTTATTGAAATAAGTTAGGAAACGCACATCTTTATGTCCTGCAAAAATCCACATTGCTTCTGCGAGCAGGAAAAATACGTTTATGTTACGATGCTGACCGCCTACAACTCTCTTGTAAGGATTAAGCAAGGTTGTCTTGAAATCAAGAATCTCTTTCACCTTACCATCACGGCTATCATCCCAATCTTCCTGAGAACAAAGAATAAAATTGTTAATCTTAGGATAAACGCTTGCGAAATTCTCTGTCTGAACAAATCCGTTTTGCGGTTCAAAAACCTCTAAATTCTTCTCAATCATACTTTTATTTCTTGTTAATAAATTCTTTTATAAAGAAACGATGGAAGAGAAAATAGAATGGGCGAACTCCGTCAACCGAAATCCGCCCAAACTCTCAATAATTACGTGGTTATCATTGATTACTTCTTGCCTTTCTTAGCGGCTTTCTTGGCAGGCTTCTTAGGCTCGTCATCCTCTTCCTCATCGTCATCTTCATCCTCGTCCTCTTCAGGCTCAGGCTCTGGCTTCTTATACTTCTTAGCAGGCTTCTCTGACTTAGACTTCTTTGCGGGCTTTTCGTCCTCATCCTCGTCCTCATCCTCATCCTCGTCCTCGTCCTCAGGCTCTTCAACCTTAGACTTCTTAGCAGCCTTATCTTTCTTGGTAGTCTTTTTCAGGCTGTCCTCCATCTTCTTGCGGTTGTCGCCCAAACGCTTGTCGATTTTGCCCACGAACTCTTCCATATGCTCAAGCAGCTCCTTAACGACATCTTCCACCTCAGAGAACTTAATGCCGCGCATGAAGGGTGCTCCGTTCCAGCAAATTCCGTACTCCATGTTTGCCTCGTCAAGAACTTCAAGAGACTTGGTGAAGGTCAGAAGATAGAGATTACATGTGATACTGCCGTCTGCCTGCTTGCTGCAGGTCTCCATAGACAGAACCGCACGGCTGGAATTTTTGCCCTTGTACTTGATTGTGACGCCATTCATAGCAATCCAGCAATACTCGTACTTATCCGTTGGAAAGAACTTCTCAAGGAACTTAAATTCCTTGCGGTCATCCTTGTTGTTCTTCGGGTCAAGTTTCACGCCACGCTTCGCGGTGGCTTTCTTCTCAGTCTTTTTCTCGGCTTTCTTCTCAGTCTGCTTCTTTTCCTCCTTAGCAGGCGCAGACTTCTTGGCAGGCTTCTCTACACCCTTGGCTTTCTTTGCAGGCTTCTTAGGCTCGTCATCTTCTTCATCGTCCTCATCCTCTTCATCGGAATCCTCGTCAGAATCGGAATCCTCGTCAGAATTGGAATCCTCGTCATCGTCCTCATCTTCGTCCTCGTCCTCATCGGCAAGAGCATCGTTTTCTGCCTCTTCGTCATCGGAATCATCGTCTGACGAATCAACCATACTTTCTGCCATATCAAGCAGGCTGTCGGTATCTTCCTCTTCCATGCCGTCAATGTCATTGTCTGCGAGAATCTTCAGCAACTTTTCACGTGCTTCATCCTCATTCTTTGCCTTGATTCCAAGTGCACTCAATCTTTCTGCAAGAGCAGCGTCAATCTTTTTTGCCATAATTTTTTACAATTTGTTTGTTAAACTTATATTTAATAAAAACTCAATCTTCAAAATCATATGTTTCATAAACATGATTCGCTTGCAACAATTCGTTCCCATACTTAGCAAGTAACTTTGCTTTCTGCATCTCAATTATATCCTGAGGTGTGAACGGCTCGTCACCCGAATCAATGATATCTTTCTTTGCTCGTTTTTCCTCTTTCTTGCTATAATAAACTTTGTTGAGAAAATTCTTGTTATATCCTCTTATATGTAAAGAAAAAATCATCCTCTCCTTTCCAGTCAAACCCTCTAATAAATCTACGCCATTAATAATAAATCTATTACGGCTTGGGTCAATCTCGGAATCTTGACTAATTCCAAAGTCATAACTAATCTCATCAATTCGCGTTTTATGATTCTCTCTTGTTATAAGTTTCATAAAATCTCTCATCTTGTTACCGCAAGCGGCATCAAGATAAAACTTAATAGGCACTGGTTTATTTCTACCAGTCTTTCTGTACTTCTTCCAACGATGTCCATAAGCCTTTATGGATGTGAAAATTTTTATTCTGAACTCTTGAAGCAAATCTTCGTATTCAAGCGATAATTCTTCATACGAAAACATCTTATTCGCATATTTGTACGCCAAGTATTCGTACCTCTCGTACAATTGTTCAGACATCTTTTTAGTGCTCGCCATAATCCGTCTTTACAATTTATATTTACAATTTTATTTACTATTTCAAGAGCGAAATTACGACTTTTTTCTCAAACGGCAAAATTTTTTATCAAAAATTTTTGGTTTTATACCAAAAAATTTACGAAAATTAAGTTTTAACAGCGTTTTCTTGGCTCAAATGATACGACACACATCTTCTTTATCCGCTATTTCAAATTCCTGTTTATCCAAAGAATAAAGTTGTAATTTTCCATCCTCTCTAACAGCATCCAAAGTGTATATTTCACCCCTATATGAAAACTCATTTCCTGCTGTATAATAATTCTTCAAATCTTCTGGAGTGAGTTCAAATCTCGGCTTTCCGCTTCTATCAAAAAGCCGTTCATTAAACTCCCTCATTTTTTGTTCGCTATTGAGGATTGAATTTAATTTATTCCTTGTTGCAATTGATTTAATCTTTTCAGCCTTATATTCTGCAACCTTTTTCCAATATCTTTTATTCTTTGGGCTGAAATATATCTTAGAACGAAATATAGCAATCAAATACTCTTTCTGAATTTGAATAAAGTATTCGGCTGCTGAAAGTTCACGATTTTTACAATTCTTACTATCCATATAAAGTCAATTTTCTTAACTTATATATGGGTCACCTCTTTAATTTACCAACAATATCTGAATTGAAACTCCTTACATCCTTAATATTGTTAAAAACTTCAAACACCTCCGATTGAGTGCATTCATCAATGTCTTTCTTATTTAAAGCAACAGCAACCCTCGTTACAAAATATTGGTCAAGAATTAAAGCGTAATGACGTATATCTTTCAAAGCGTCATAATCATAAAGCAAAATAACCTGACGAATATTCTTATCAATCAACTTTTGAATCTGGTCTTGACTGATTTTCTTACCAAATGTACAAACAGCTCTTATAGATTCATCCTCAAAAAGATTCAATTTCTTTGTTACTGCAATAGCATCAAACAACCCCTCTGTAATTATTACAGTATCTGTTTTATCCTTTACAATGTCGTCATAGCCAAACAATAATTTACCGAAATCTGTACCAAGACTATTAGAATAACGTAATTTATCTTCAGGAACTATACGCGCTCCATATCTACCAATGAACCCCTTAATTTCTCCGTTTTCTCTTATAGGAATAAGAACGTAACCGATATATTTTGAAACAAGACGTGTTTGACCAAATTCCCAATGCTTTATATCTTCCATACTTATTCGCCTTTGTTGCAAATAAGGTGTAACGTATTCATAACACTTAAACCCTACAGGCATATGTATAGTAGGTAATGGTTGAATTTCCACGTTTTCCTGCTTGCTCGCATCGTTTTGTATTTCTCTGATAGACTTTATTGCAGGCACCTTTTTGACCGTTGAGGCACCCAATAAATAAGTTTTATCAAGATGACGTAATAATTTACGAATGCCTCCAGATTCTCCGCATTTTTTACAATCCCATTGTTGAGTTTGTATATTGATATAGAAATGGTCAGCCTTTGAACAAAAAGGGCAATCGCAAATATACTGATTTGACCTCGTTGTTTTCTTAACGCTAATTATTGAGCGCAAATCTTCATCGGATATTCTTTCTTGAAAATATGCCATGATTATTCCTCATCATCTTTAGTATCGTTAGTCAAACTCCATCCGTCATTTTCATTAGTTTCAGCTGTACGTTTAGCGTCATAGAATCTACTATAAGCATAATTATTGCAAATATGTATAATTTGACCTCCAGCATTCTCTCTCGACTTATCTACATATATTCGCATAAACTGCTCATTTCTCTCATCTGAAGTGACGTTCAAGGTAAAGAATCCGTCAGCTGGTCTCACCTTACCTTTATCCTCATTCAAGTTATAACGACTAAACACATACTCAGGGTCATCTGTAGTTTCCTTATCGGGTGTATTAGCCTGAGTTGCTGTATGCACTACTGCATTAAACTCCATAGCAAGAGTTTTCATTGCCTTAGATAACTTCTGCTGACGCTGACGTTCTTCGTTTGGACCATAATTCTTTCCATCACCAACTTCAAGCAACTCAAGATAATCAATAATAATTACATCAATCTTTCCGTATTTCTTTTCAAGGTCTTTTAATTCACTGCGTATATCATTAAGCGTTTTGCCTCCCCAATCTTCGCAAGCAGAAACATAAATATCATTACGTTTCATCTTCTCTACGATTTTCTTCAAGGCTTTCATTTTCTTTTCGGTAATATCGCCAACTTTCATATCCTTATAAAGAGTACCAGTCCAGGCTGCGTCATATCGGTCTAAACATTGTTTCTTCGTACCCTCTAAAGAAAAATGAGCAACGCGATAACCCTGACGAGCAGACGTAATACCAAGATGAGTCAAAAGTTGAGATTTACCAACACCAGAAGCACCTAACCAAAGTATGTATTCAGTACTTTCTGGTCCACCATCAAGAATCTCGTCAAGTTCATCAATCATAGTTGCCACCTTAAATGTTGAACTATAATCGGTACTCTTACGTTCAGCCTGACGTTTTTCAAATCCGTCAAATACTGGTTCAAACGATGCCTCAAGAATTGAAAACTTATCCATTTCTTCGGCAAGTCTGATGAACAATCTATACGCTTGTTCTTTATCGCCCCTATTATA